ACTGATAATAAGGGTAAGCATCTATATAATTGTACTTTTAGTGATGCTGTTTCTTCTATAACTGAAGTTTATTCAGATACTCTAATTGCTGACTTAGATTGGAGTGCTTACACTCATAATCTTACAGTACCTAATATTACTGGGTCTTGGGATAATTTATTGTTTAGTGGTAGTATAATTTACCCTAACGTTCTATATGGTTATCCTGAAGGTGATACTACTTGGGCTTGGAATGCTAACTATTTTGCTGATGATGCTACTTCATATGTTACAACAAATAACATCCCACTTAATGCGTTTAAACCTGCTGTTAAGGTAAAAACTATATTTGATAAGATATTTGATTCTATTAATTACGAATACGAATCTAATTTTATATCTAATAGCACATCATCATTTGGTTCTGGCGTAACTGCTTCATTTAGCGATTTATATATGTTAATGACTCCTAACGCTGAGTTAGGACCTACAATTAGTACCCCAGTTGCTGATGCTGAATGGATAAGAACATCAACATATTCAACATTTTGTGTTGCTTCTTCCTGTACCGGTCAAATTAATCTTAGCACCGCTTTAGGTGCAGGTACTGAAGTATTTGACCCATTAGGGATGATTAATTTTAGTTCTACTAATGATGTTACTTTCCCTTTAGGAGGTAATTATAGAATAGAACCTGGTTTTACTTTCCAAACTGATGTTACTTCTGATATTGAAATAAGATTAGAAAATATTACAACAGGTGACTATTGGGTTTTACTTAATGGTAATTTAACAGCAGGACAAGATTATACTCATAATCAGGCTATTGAATTATCTGATGTTGTAGCCGGAACTGTTTATCAATTCCGTTATGTATTTTATTATTCTTGCCTTTCAGGAGGTTGTGGCACTGCTAATTTTTATTTTAAAAACCAAAACTTTAAAATAGATAATGTTGCTTATAATAGTGGTCCTGTTGATATGGGTATTCAGTTTGGGGACCTTAAAGTAGCTGATTTCTTAAAAGGTTTATCTGAACAATTTAATTTAGTATGGTGGGCTGATAAGGAAAATCCTAAGAAAGTTTACATAGAACCTTGGAATACTTACATTGCCTCAGGTAATGAACTAGACTGGTCAAATAAAGTAGATTATAGCGTTAATTGGGAGATTTCACACCCATCAGCAGATGCTGAAAAGAAAGTATTATTTGCTAATGTTGAGGATGATGATGCACCTAACCAGTACTATATTGTAAATGATAATGTTCCTTTTGGTTCTTACACTTACGAAGCACAAAGTGATTATGCTGATGGAGAAAAAACAATAGGTCAGTCATTCTTTGCCCCTACTATTGTTAAGCCTATTCCTGGTACTAATGCTGTATCAGCACAATCAAATATGACTATCCCTCATATTTATACTGATGGTTATTTGCCCAGACCTAGATTAGTTAAGTTTAAGCCTAGATTATTATTTAAAAATGGTAAGCAAAATTATAGTTTCCCATACTCAATAGCTAGCCAAACATTAACTACTTATTATCAAATGTCCCCAGCAACTAATTTAAGTTTTGATGCTGCTAAATTTGATTTGAATTTTTCTTCGTATAATTGGTATTGGGGTGCTGATAACGTGGTATCCTATGACCACTACACTGACAATGATAGTTTCAACGTATTCTGGGCCAATTACATAAATAATATTTATAGAAATCCAGCACGTAAAGTTACTTTAAATATTAAGTTTGAACCTGTTGATTTATTTACATTTAGAGTCAATGATTTAATTTTTATTGATGGTCAAACTTATCTAATCAATAAAATAAGTGGTTTTGACTTATTAAAACCTGCTTCTACTCAAGTTGAATTAATTAAAGCACTTTACCCATCATATAACAAGCCTGTCTTTATTGTTGAAGGTAATGATGATATACAAGTACCAGGACAAGGGGACCCAAATGATAATAATGTAGGTGATGAATGGGTTTTTGAACCTGATACAGGCGACCCTGTTAGAGTTGTTCCTACTAATATTGTTAATGGTAGTACTGTTAGTGTTGATAGTATTAAAAAGACCTTAATTAGACAACAAGGTTTCTTACCTAGTGGTTCTGTTGTTTGGAAAGATATTAGATGGGATAAGCAAACATTAAATACCAATATTAAAGATAACTTACAATATGGTATTAATGCTGGTGGTGTTCAATCACCTAATACTATTACTTTAGGTGGTAAAAACGATGTTAACTCAGTTACAAGTAATGTTTTAGTTACTGGTAATACTAATACTGTTTCTTTATCAAATAAAAACCTAAACGTTATTGGTGATAATAATAATTTGGAGTTAGGTAATGCTAATTTACTTTATATTGGTAACAATAGTAATTCTGGTATAAGATATTTTAGTAGCAGCTTTATTATGGATATTGTTTCGGGTAGTAATGACCTTAATAAAGATAGTGTTTATAAAACTGGTATATTTGCTTTAAATAGGGGTGTTCAGTTAGAGGGTAGTCATAATGGTTCGGTTGTTATATCTAACGCTAATACAGGTACTAACATCACTAGTGTAGGTAAAACAGGATATTCTGTTGACAATAGCTTCTTTATGGGTAATGACGATAGCAATATGTCACCCAATAGCAGTAGTATCAAAAACAACTTCATTGCTAATAATACAAATGTTGATTTAAGATTTGTAACTAAATCAGGTGTTTTTACACCTAGCAATATTACTTTGTTTAATAATGATGGAATTGTTATAAGTGGTAGTGCTAATTCTATTTCAGCTTTTGGTAGCGATGATGCTACAATTTGGAAATCACTTAATGTTATGTCAATTAATGATACCCAATTAGAGGTGTTTGATTGTGCTGATGTAACTTCTATGGGTGCTACTACAGTTAGAATGGATAGTGGAGTGTGGATTTTATCAGCTAATGATTATAATGTTTGTTTAAGAGAACAAAATAATATAGGTTCTATAGCTAACCAATATATGAATGTTGGTATTATTGGAACTGAATATTTTAATAATTTTTATGCTACTAACTTATATGTTGATATTGATAAATCTCAAGAATCAGTTTACTTAAATAATAGAGGAGAATTTAACCCAGGTAGTGGTTTTGACCCTCAAACCTTATTGGTATCAGATAGTAATCAATCATTATATGCTAACAACTACATAACTTATATAAGTCAATCAACTGAAACTGAATTAATTGGTAACAAGTATACTACAATTGGTAAAGCAAATGATAGTACGTTTATTAATAATAATGGTAATTCTGTAGATGTAGGAGTTACAATTAGACCTCTTGTTACATCAAGTAACCAGTCAACCTTTATTAATAACTCGTTCGGTAACAGATACACTAATGTTAGCCAATCTGTTATATTAAACAACTATCAAATACTATCATCAGGTTCTATTGTAAAATCACTTATAGCTAATAACGCTGAAACACAAGTTATAGGAAGTATACCAACATCATTTAGCGGTAGTCACACTTTTGCTACTTTTTTAGGTAATACTGATATTAGAGTAAGAAATAATACTACTAATGTTCTTATTGCAGCTACAGAAGATTGTGAATTTAGAGGTGTTTTAGATAATTCAGCTATTATAAATGATGTTGAATCATCATATTCTGGTAGTACAGTAACTAATTTAAGTGTTTTAGGAGGTTTAAGTAATAAAATTACAGGTTCTTCTAACTCAGCTTATCTTAATAACTCATTAATTACTGTAAGAGGAGGTTCAAGTATTTTAGCATCAAATAATACCTTTTCAACATTAGCAAGTTCAACTAATGCGGCTTATATAAATAATACGACTCTTAATACTTCAGGTTCCTATACTAATGTTGCTTATCTAAATAATTTTACATTTACAACATCAGGTTCTAATGCTACTAAAAATACCTTTATAAATAATTCAGGTTCTATTATTGATATTGGTAGTGGTAATACTATAATTAATTTAAGAGGAAGTGACCACGACATTGGTAGTAACAAAACAATGTTGGGTAATAATTGGCTTTCTGGTTATCAATTTTGGTATAGTGATTTCAGTTTAGCTGAAGCTGCCCCAGCTATAATTATGGGTAATAGTGAAGCTACTTTATATCAAAACGTTCCAGCACAAGCACACACTAGTGGAGGTCTATTTACTGGTAAACAATTCCATTATGGTGCCCAATATCACGGGTGGGAGTATATAATAGGTACTTCAGGTTCAACTAACAACGTAAAAGCTACAGCAAATACTATTTTATTAGATTGGTTTAGCACTGCTGGTACAAGTACTGTAAATTTACCTTTAGCAACTAACCACGATGGTATGAGAATTTGGTTTAAATCTACTGGTAACATTTCAGCAACTAAAATTATGAGATTAACAGCAACAGGAGGTGAACGTTTAGATGCTGGTACAACTTATGATATGAAAACTGGTTATCAAGGTATGATAATTCAAGCTATGGATGGTCAGTGGTGGATTATGTCTGAACAATAATTTAGTGCCACATTAATAATATCTGTAATAAATAACTTGTTAAAATGTCAGCAGAAGCCAGAATTAATATAGTAGTAGAAGGGGAAGATGTCGCTAGGTCAATAGAACGATTCCAAGGTGCAATTGATATCTTGGGTGGTTCAGTAGAAACCTTAGTTGGCGGATTAGCCTTATTCGGTGTAGAAAACAAATATATAGAAAATTTAGAACAAGGTGCGTTAGGTGCTATTGCATTTGCTGATGGTACTAAACGATTAGCTGATGGTCTTAAAGATTTTGTAGGTGAAACTAAATTAGCTACTGCAGCACAAGCCGCCTTTAACTTTGTACAGAATCTTAACCCTATATTCTTAATTGTAACTGCATTAGCTGCTGCAACTACCGCTGTTATTATATTTACAAATGCTATGGCTGATTCTGCTAAAGAAACAGCATTAGCGAATTCTACAGCTACTGATTTAACTAATTCACTTGATAGTGGTGCTGCGTCAGCCGAACAATTAGGTTTATCAATGGAGGATGTTGCTGATATAGCTGCACAATCTAGGGGTGAGGCCGAAGCACAATTAGAAGTTTTAGATTCACAAGAAGAAACATTAAAGAGACAAGGCTTATCTGAACAAGATATTGAAGATTTAAAAATAGCCCAATTAGAAACTATTGTTAAGTCAAGTCAAATCGAAGCTGCTGCTAGAAGAGATGCTATAAAAGGTGATGTTGAAAGAACTACATTATATGCCAATATCACTAAAGCTATTCTTACATTCTTAACTGCACCTATTAGTTTACTTTTAAAATCAGTTGACTTATTAACTGAAGGTTTAGCTGCAGTAGGTATTTTAGCTGAAGACCAAATAACTAACTTACAAGAAGATTTTGTTGGTGGTGTAGCTAAGTTACTATTTGACCCAGAAGAAGTAGCAGCAGAAGGTGAAGCAGCAGCTAAAGAAGCAGAAAAACAAGCTGCAGATGCCCAAAATGCTATCGATGGTATTATAAATAAAAGAAACGAAAGAAGAAGGGCAGCAGCGTCTAAAGCAGCAGATGAAGCTAAAAAAGCAGCAGAAAAAGCAGCAGAAGAAGTAGCTAAAGCAGCAGAAGCAGCTAGACAACGTTTAGACGAAATTACTAAGGGACAATTAGATGATTTAGCAAGAAGAAGAGTTGAAGCTGAAGAACAATATAATAAGGATTTAGAAACGTTTAAGGATAATGAAGCTGCTAAAGTTGAAGCTAAAAAATTATATGACAAACAAATAGCAGATATAGATGCTGAAGAACTAAAAAGAAAAGAAGAAGCAGCGGCTACTAAAAAAGCTATAGATGATAAGGCAGCTGCCGAGGAAAAAAAGGCAGCAGATGAGGCAGCTAAAACAGTAAAAGAAAGAAACGATGCTATAGCAGCCGCAGATGAGGACCTATATAAGGCCAAACAAGAGTTTGCAGCATCTGGTCTTGCTGTATTAAGTGCTATAGCAGGTGAAAACGAACAATTACAAAACGCTATATTTGCTGTAGAAAAAGCAGTTGCTATTGGTGATATTATTACTAGATTACAAGCTGAAAAGGCCGCAAACGCTGCATATGGTGCTGCTTTAGGTCCTGCAGGTGTTGCTTATACCGCTACTAAAAATACTGCCGCTAATATTAGGGCTGCTTCTTCAATTGCTACTATTGTTGCTGCTACAATTTCTAAATTTAAAGGAGGAGGAAGTGCAGGATTAGGGGGAGGAGAGGAAGGAGGTGCAACTACTCCAGGATTTATTTTAGGTTCAAGTGTGCCAGGTCAAAATCAACAAAATGTAAATGCACCTAATATACAATCAGGAGGGCCAGTTCAAGCATATGTGTTAGCAGGTGATGTTTCAAACGGCTTAGAAGCTGAACAAAAACTTAACTCAAGAAGAAAATTATGAAATCCCCAATAATAATAAAATTAGACTTTGAAGAAGAAGATTTAGCAGGTGGTGTTGATGCTATTGCTTTAGTAGACCAACCTGCTATTGAAGTTGATTTCTTTGCTTTTAATAAGTATGAATTTGCTACATACTCTGATTATCCTAAAGCTGTATCACAACAAGCACAAGTAGGTATTAATCTAAATGAAAAAGTTAATAATAAATGTGCTACACAAGTAGGTAAAGTACGTGCACAACAATTAGCCCAGGGTAAGCCTGTTAGTGAAGAAACAATTAAGCGTATGTATGCTTACTTATCTCGTGCTAAAGAATACTATAACCCAAGTGATAGAGAAGCATGTGGTACAATTTCTTATTTATTATGGGGAGGTGAACCAGCATTAGCTTGGTCTGAAAGAAAATTAGCCCAAATTGAACGTGAACGTGAAATGAAGGCTGAAAATGAAATTACAGATTCTACTTACTCTGAATTATTTTCGCTTGTAGAACAATTACCCGATAGTGAGTTTGATAATGTCTTGGATTTAATCGGTAAAATCTCGTTATATAACGACAAAGAATTGTTTTGCGACGTAAGCGGTGATTGTGAAGAGACAATCGCATATAAAACGAATTTTAGTATGGTTGATGAGGACAAACAGATGATAGTTTCGCCTGTAATGATTCCAAACAAACCCATACTAAGAAAAGATACTAATGGGGAAGATTACTATGTTTACTTTACTCCTGAAACAGTAGAGAGAATGGCCCATAGTTTTATTAAGAATAAGTTTGTTGATAGTATTAATGTCCAGCACGATGCTGGTGTTAAATTAACAGGTGCTTATGTTGTAGAAAGTTGGTTAAAAAAAGACGATAAAGATAAAAGTTATAGTTATAATTTTAACCTGCCTAATGGTACTTGGTTTGTTACTATGAAAATAGAAGACACCAATTTATGGCAGTTAGTTAAATCTGGTGTCGTAAAAGGATTATCATTAGAAGGATATTTTGGTAAACAAACAATGTTGAATGAAAAGGAGGAAGATTTTGTTGAAGTAAAAACAACAGGAGGAACAAAGTTATTCGTTAAAGAAGATACATTAGTTACGTTTATCCTTGACAGCAAAGGAGATATTGCAAGTGTTGCCCCAGATGGTAGCTATGAACTTGCTGATGGTACTACATTAGTAGTGAAAGAGGGAAAAGCTAATCGCTTCCCAGGTTAATTTGTTTGTTCATCAGTGGGGTCTCTACAAAGGTAGGGACCCCTTTTTTGTATTAGTGGCAATGTTACCATATATGTGTTCGTTAAACATTAACCCACTAAAAAAATTTATTATGAATTTAAAAGAATTAGTTAAGAGACACTTTAATCTTGTCGAAGCTGATTCTACTGTGGCTGCTGTTGAATTCGCTACTGCTAAAACATTAGATGGTGAATTAACTTTGAAATTTGATGAATTAGCAGCTGGGAAAGAAATTTTCCTTGTTGATTCAGAAGGCAACGAAGTTAAAGCACCAACTGGTGAATATGTGTTAGAGGATAAAAAAGTAGTTAAAGTAGAAGATGGTATAATTGCAGAGGTTAAGGAAGCAACTGATGTTGAAGTGGAAGTAGAAGCCGAAGATGTTATTGAAGAGGAAGAAGTTATGGAAGAAGAAAGAGAAATGGCTGAACTTACACCTGCGTTAGTTGAAGAATTAATCAAGCAAATTGCTGCTGTTGTAGAAGAAAAACTACAACCAATGGAAGCAAGATTAGCTGAAGTCGAAAACAAATCAACCAAAATGGCTATTGCCCCTGCGGTTGAACCAACTGTTATCAAATCTAACAAAAACGTTGAAGTATTTAAGGGTAGTGCTATTCACCCTAATGCTAACACTAGAGTCAATAGAATAGCAAACGAATTAAAAAACAGATAAAAACTAAACAATGAGTAATACATTATCAACAATCACAACCGACTTCATCGATAGAGAAGGGTTGGGATTCTTGGCTAGAATAGTGAACGAAGGAAACACTATCGAATTAGCCACTTTACAGACTGGTGTTAGACACAAAGCAACTGTTAATTCAGTTTATGCTGATGGTAATTTCCAGTACGGAACTTGTGCAGGTACAAGTGATACCGCTACTACATCTTCATTCTTAGCAAGAGAAATCTTAGCTTGCAAAACCACTATGTACGATGGTGTTTGTATGCAGGATGTTCAAGAGAAGTTTGGTGTTTTAGGTGGTGAAGGTGCTTACGCACAAAATGCAGAGGTATTGAGACCATTGGTTGAGGGTGCATTAAGCACATTCCAATCTCAGGTTGAAAAGAACTTGTGGAACAGAAGCGGTGCTACACTATGTGAAGCAGGAACTGGTTTGTACAGAGTAATCTCTGGTTCTACAACTGGTGTTACTTTCAGTGGTTCAGCTTCTCCAAACGCTTGGGTTGGTGACGCAGTTGCTACCCCAACTTCTGCTAATATCATCGCACAGGTTAATGCTGTTTACCAGAACATCCCAGAATTAGCTTCTAACAAAGGTGACTTAGCTATCTTTATGAGTGTTGCTAACTTCAAGTTGTATGTTAACGCATTAAGCACTTCAACTGGTACTGTTTTAGGTGGTTACAATGTTAAGCAAACAGCTAACAGAAGCTTGATGTACATTGAACACCCAACTGCACCTGGTGTTATTGTTGTTGGTACAATGGGTCTAACTGGTGGAAATAGAATCGTTGGTGGACCTGCTAAAGACATCGTCGTTGGTACTGACCTAGCTGCTGATGCAACTAACTTCCAATTGTGGTACGATATTAATGCTGACCAAGTTAAGTACAGAATTTCTGGTAAGTTCGGTGCACAGATTGCTAATCCTACACTTTGGGTATCTAACGATTTAGCATAATAGTTGTCCAATAGTTTAACCTTTAAATATTAAAAAACTATGGCAACATGTAATATAACCCAAGGATGGCAGTTAGGATGCCGTGATAACACTGGTGGTGTTAGAAGAGTGTATATCTTAAGTGGTAGTGTCTCTAAAGTAGTTAATACTAACTCTTTAATCACTGCGATTACTGGTTCAGGTAAGTTCTTTGCCTTTGACCAAGTTAATCAAACCGCTAACTACACTGAAACTATCAACTCAAGTGTTGAAAACGGAACTATCTTCTATCAGCAAGACCTAACTATTCAATTCCACAAGTATCAAGATACTTTACAGGATTTGATTAGCACATTAGGCAAGCAACCAGACGCTAAAATTATTGTTGAAACCCAAAATGGTAGCAGCGATAACGACGCAAGATGGTTCTATGTAGGACAATACAACGGTGCTACTCTATCAGCGGGTAGTGGTCAAACAGGTACTGCTTATGGTGACTTAAACGGTTACTCATTAACATTTACAGCGTTTGAACCCGAACCAGCTAAGGAAATTAGTGCTTCGTATGATAACACAAAGACAGCATTCCAAATGTTGTCTGGAAGCCTAAATGGCATCCTAGTAGGTTACTAAGTAACCGAATCTATATAAATAAGAAAGCGGGCCTTAGTGCCCGCTTTTTTTTATCTATTGATAGATGTTATACTTCAGCTTAACAGATGATAATACAATAGTTTTTTACACTCCTACTAAATTACCTTTAGTAGCTGGTGAACAACTTGATATTGATTTTACTGCTGATTATTCCTTAAAAACATACAGCATAACATCAAGTATACAATCATATACAGGTTCTTATATAAAATTTACAATACCATCTGAATCATTAGCAAATGTTAATATAAAAGGTGGTTTTTATAATGTTGCTTTAATTACTTCTGTATTATGGGAAGACGCTGAAGATAATTGGGATGCTGCTGATTATGCTTGGAATGAAGGTGGGGTTACATACGATACTGAAAGAGGATGGATTTATGAATTTATATCATCTAGTGTTTACACAAGTAGTTTTGAAACGGCCTCATATACAACTCATAGTATCAACATTACAGAATACGTTTATACTAGCAGTTTTGAAACAGCATCTTATTATACAGCATCAATTTCAGGGGATGGGGGCAGCCCTTATATATCTGTGAGAGAGACCGCAACATATTACGTTTATTATGGCAATTAACTCAGCAAAATATTATAACAGACCTACAACCAGTCATTATAGAATTAATGAGGATAGGATGGAATTCCATATCAGATATGGTGAAGACGATTTATTCCCTCAAAAATTAATCTGGTTGTACAATCATTCTTCTGTTAATGGTGCTTGTATCAAAGCAAAAACAGAAGCAACTATAGGCAATGGTTTAATTTGTGACCAAGATGAAGTTTTAGCATACGCTAATCCTAAAGAATCTTGGAATGACATTTATAAAAAAATAGCTTTAGACTATAATTTATTTGGTGGTTTTGCTTTAGAAGTTATCTGGTCTCAGGATAGAACTAAAATTGCTGAAGTATATCACGTTGATTATTCGTTTGTAAGGGCACAACATAAAAACCATAGAGGCGAAGTTGAAGCGTATTATGTTAGTGCTTTATGGAATAGTAGCTACGGAATAGCAGACATACATAAAATTCCTGCGTTTAACCCCGAGAATGCGGTTGAATGTCCAAAGCAATTATTTTATCATAGCCCCTATCGCCCTGGTTTAGAGTATTATCCTCTACCGGATTATATGGGTGCTGTAAGGGTTATAGAATTAGATGCTGAAGTTGATAATTTCCATGTTAACAATGTTAGAAATGGATTAGCACCTTCTTTAGCTATAACTACTTTTACAGATGCATCAAGTGAAGAAAAAGAATGGATTGAGAGGGCATTGCGTGCCCAATATGCTGGTACGCATAATGCTGGTGCTTTACTTTATATGGATGTTCCCTCGCAAGAACAAGCACCTGTTATAACACCAATACCAGCTAATGGTAATGATGCTTATTATGAGATAATGAACAAAATCATTGAACAGAAGATACTAACTGGTCACAGAATAACTTCACCAATGATTTTAGGTATCAAAACAGAAGGACAATTAGGTGGCAGAGATGAGATGATGGATGCTTACCTATTGTTTATGAATACAGTTATTAATCCTAAACAAGCTGATATCTTAGGTTGTTTAGAAAAATTGTTAGAAGTTAATTATGGCCCAATAACATTAGGTGTTGAAACAACTCAATTATTTGATGATGGTTCAGTCGAAACCGATGTTGTTGTATCAAATGAATCAACTAAAGCTGATAGTAGGGATTTAGAAGTTCAAACCATTACTGAAGAAACTACAGAAGAATGACTAATACACTCTTTATCTCTGAGACAAAGTTAAAGCAATTCACAGATATCAATAATAATGTTGATGCTGAGTTGATTAAAAATGCTGTTAGAGAATCGCAAGACATAGAAATACAAAGAATATTAGGTACCAGATTATACAAGGCCCTAATAGATGGTATTATTAATAACACTCTTACAGGAGATGAAACAACTTTGCTTAACGATTATATTGCTGATGCTTTGACTTATTGGTCATATTATTATGCATTAGATGCTATTTACATCAGACCTAGAAATAATGGCTTATTAAAAGCAACAGGTGGTGAAAATAGCGAAGCTGCAGATTTAACATTATACGATAGAAAACGTAAAGTAGTTAAATCAAAAGCAGATTGGTATTCTGAATTATTAGCTACTTATTTAGTTGAGAATAGAGATTTATTCCCAGAACTAGATGAACAAACTAATTTAGCTGAAAAGAAACCAAAATTAGGTTCTCAATATGCTAAAAGCCCATTTGTTATGAGAGGAAGTGGTAGATGTCAATCACAATGGAGAGGATTACCAATTGCAAATTCTGCGTATCCTTATCTTCCTCCAGGTTATTACGATGGAGATTGCTGTTAATACGTAGAATCTTGTAGATAATGAAAGAACATCACATTGCCAATGTAACGTCCGTTTTAGGAATATCATTGAGTTTAGCCGATATAAATGCGTTACTTACAATGGCATCATTACTGATAGCTATTGGGCTAAACATACACTTATTAATTAAAAACATGAAAAAATGAAAGAACTTCTAAATGCCGTAGGGGGTAAGACAATAGACCAAGTTATAGAAATGTTTATAGAAAGAGATAAGGAAATATATGCTGAATATAAGGATAAAATACCTTATTCATTAGATGACTATATGCATTTACATTTAATAGATTTAGTTAGTAACCAAACTAAGTTAATAAAAAAATTAATTAAGGCTACTCTGAAAAGCGATATAAAAAATATAGAACAATTTGCAGAGTATTATAATAAAAGAATAGCTGAAGAAACAAAACACACATATACAATACCTGTAACATTAAAATTACCTCAGCTAAAGAAAATAGAGTTGCCGAAATTAAAGTCTGTCTAAATCCCCCTACTTATTTAGAAGACAAAGGAAGCGTCCTCGTTTGGACGCTTCCCCCTTCTAAAATAACATGGCAGTATTATTTTTTTCGGTATTTTAACAACGAAGGCAAATTGAAAACCTGGGCGTATTGTTCTAATGCTGCATTAAAATGGTCTTTTTCATACATAAAACCATCTTCCATAAACCATTCAGTTTTATGTTTTAACTGAGATTTTTTACTATTTTCTTTAACACAATTTCTACAATAACAATTGTAACCATCTGTGTATCTTTTATTAGGATAAAAGTTAATTATCTCTAATTTTTTCTTGCAACAAGAACATACCTTCATTTCCATGATAATAAATATATGGGAAGAAGTCAAAATCGAAGAGAAAGGAAAAGAAGTTTTAAGAAAGATGCGTTTTTGAATCCCTTCCATATATGTATCGTCGCCATCAGGTCGTCCAGCTGGATACTAGGTAATGCTAAAAGACCCAGTTTAGTCGAAAATACCGATGGCAAGGTTAGTAAGACAACCAAATAGGTTGGATTCCTTTGAGAGACGAAAGCTGCGATGAATACCAGATTACAATGTCTGGCGGTGAAATTCCGAAGGGCTTGCAGTATAAGTATAAATTCTCAAAAAATAAAAAATGTATACCCGGGCTATTGGCTTGCTTAAATTTAGTGCCCTTAAATTCCTATCTATTATTGTAAATATTTTCTATTATGGCATTACCAGATTTAACAGGGAATAAGATTAAAGATACCTATCAGAGAGTTGTTCAAACTGGAGATGGTAAAACGTTCTATAATGGAACAGGTTCCGCTATTCCTATTGTCACTAATCCTTTTACTGGGTCTTTAGCTATTTCAGGTTCTATAGTATTAAATGGACCAATTAATATAGGGCTGAATAATTTAACAGATGTAACTATTACCTCTGTCCAGCCTTACGATTTATTAGTTAGAAACTTAGCTAACAATGACTGGGTAAATACATCAGGCCCAGGAGGTGATTATACCTGGGCTGGTAATCAAACATTCGACCAGCAAACAGTTCATAATACAGGGATATTAACAAAAGGTAATGTAGAAGTAGATGCCCACTTAGCCCATAGTCTTGGTGGAGAAATTAGCCCAGGTAGAGATTATTGGTTTGCAACAGCATCAATAGGTAAAATTAGAACATTTCAGAATAGTATTGAATTTTGTGATGAATCAACTAAAGCTACTTCAGCTGTACTTTCAGTGGATGGTCCTAACTTTGTTATTAAAAACAGTGTTGGGGCTAAAACAGCTATATCGGGTGCTAATGCGAACTTTACTAACGTAGTTCAAGCAGGTTCATTCATTGGACCATTAACTGGTACTGCCAGCTGGGCAACTAATGCTAGAACAGCATCATTTGTAGCTACTGCCCAGACCGCATCATATGTTCTTAATGCTGTATCATCATCATTTGCAGCAACAGCTTCGTTTGTTAGAACAGCACAAACTGCTTCTTATGTTCTAAATGCTGTAAGTAGTTCATTTGCTACAAGTGCATCTTATGCTTTAAATGGTGGTGTTACTCAAATAATAGCAGGAACTAACGTTACAATATCTCCAGCAGGAGGTACAGGTGCTGTAACCATAAACTCAACAGGTGGAGGTGGAGGTGGTTCAACATTCCCTTATACTGGTTCTGCTATTATATCAGGTAGTCTAATAGTTACAGGTTCAACATTTGTTTCTGGAGGAATATCTACTCAATATATTGATTTTGATATTAACGCTGCCCCAGCATTCTCAACAGGAAGAGTTAACTGGGTAGATGATACCAAAACTATAGCTATTGATACAGAACTTAGTGGTTTCCAAATTGAAGTAGGTCACCAAAATGTTATAAGAGTTCGTAATAATACAGGTGCTACAATATTAAGAGGTAGGGCAACTTATATAAGTGGTTCTTCAGGTAACAGACCTCTTATTTA